CTTCTGACGACATTGGCGATTTCTTCGGTTACGTCTACCTCATTACAAATAAGACAACAGGTAAGAAGTACATCGGCAGAAAATATTTCGTACAGAAACGCAAGCCTAAGGGAGGCAAGAGAAGAGTCACAAGCGAGAGCAATTGGAAGAAATATTATGGATCGTCCCCCGAACTCAAGTCCGACGTATCCGCCTATGGAAAGGAGAATTTTTCAAGAGAGATCATGTCTCTCCATACAACTCTGGGGAAAACCAACTATGAGGAGACCAGACAGTTGTTTATCAACGATGTCCTAACAGAGTCTCTTGACAATGGAGAACCAGCATACTATAATAGTAATGTCTTAGGCAGATATTATAGAAAAGACTACTTTGATCAGTGAATATGTAAACTATCTAATCTCTTTAGGTGCGGATAACATACCCCACAGAGAGTCTAATCTGCTTGCACATTCTATTGGTGTTTCAGAGATGTTATCATATTATGATAGACCATTTGAGGAACAAGTAGCTGGTCTTTTTCACTCAATATATGGCACTGAATTTCAGATGTACAAAACCATTGTTACACGAGAAGAAGTTCAATCTATAATTGGAGAGAGACCTGAGTATATCGCCAATTTATTTTGTACTCTAGAAGATAGAGTGCATACCATATTATATGGAAAGGGTATCAAAGACCCAGACAAAACAACTCTTAGGTGGTTGGAATATTGTAACATAAAGGATCAAGATCCTAGTGCCTCTATACTAAAAGAGTTTGAAATTGTCTTACATATATAATACATATAAAATTTTTAACAATGAATCTAATACCTAATGCTGAATTATTTTTCCTAGCGGGTGGTAGAGCTAAAACACTAGTTAAGAAATCTACTGCTGAATTATTTGAAGGAAGATCAGTCCTCCTAGTATCAATTAACGGAGCATTTACACCAACTGATGAAAAGATGGTGAAAGATTATGAAAAATTATACCTACATTTTAAAGACACAACAATAATAGGTAATCCTGATGATGCAACTCATATAGATGACATCTATTTTCTTTGTATGAATGATGCATACGTTATGGATGCTTGGTGGAAGAAAATGAAGATTAAAAACTGTAAGTATCTTCCAGATGGAAACGGAGCTTTAACTTATAGAATAGACAATCAAGGAGGCATTGCTGCTGGTCAAGGTGTAATTGAAATGTACAACAAAGGTATGGGTAAGAGAGCATGGAGATATGTTGTACTAGTAGAAAATGGTTGTCAGATGACATTCCTAGAAGAAGAGATTCCAGATGGAAAAGATAGTAGAAACAATCTAGATATCGATCCATACATCTTGACTCAACCAGAAGAAGTATTAACTTTCTTAAGAGCTAGACAACAAAAAGCTAAGATCGAAGCATCAAATAAATTATCGGAGAACTTAACTTTACCAACATGAAAATTATAAGTCTGAAATATCTGGAAGAAAATTTTGACGAAATAATCTCACGAGCACAATCTGGTGAAAGTTTTTTATTAGATACTCCAGATGGTCAGATAGCGTTGGTTCCAGATAAGAATGTTTTGAAACCAGTTATTGATTCTGGCCAGGCACAGGACATAGAACATATGTGGAACCATGATGATGGTGCTTGACATATAAGTGATTTGAATGTAGAATAGTGGTGTAAACCAATTAGAAAAATGTCCACTTTTATTTCTAAGTTCAAAAAAAATCTAGATGCTTTGGAGAAAGCAGTTGATCAAGAGTTTGCTCTTGACTATAAGTATCCAAAAATTTATAAAAAAGTTTTGAGATACTATAAGGGTGAGGGTCATGAGTTCAGTGAAGAAGATCCAGAACAGGAGTATTCACTTGTCATGAGTCTAATAGCAAAAGATTTGGAGGCAAACTAATGATTGAAGTTCTAGTACAGAATGACCCATACAGGTATGTAAAGATGCCTGATCTACTAGAGAATGGTCAACCAGACTATCGTATTCAAAAGTGGAATAATCACAATGGTTACAAGGATATGTACCTTTGTGATAACTTCATGCAGTTCAAGACTGCCATAGATGACTTCGAGTACACCAAGTGGTTAGACCCAGCTGGTGTACCATGTTACGTTAAAGATGTCTGATGAACCATCTAATATAGAAAAGGCAAAAAACTTTTCTAAGACCGCTTATGATATCATAAAAGGTTTTGTAAGTAAGGGATACTTGTTAGTTCCCGAAGAGGTTAAAAATGCAAGAATAGATATATGTAGAGAGTGTAATAGATTTGATGAGAGTCGCCATGTTTGTAGAGAGTGTGGTTGTTTCTTAGTAAACAAAGTTAAGTTTACTGCTTCTCGATGTCCCCTAAATTATTGGTAAAAAATGCAACAACCACACTTTGAAATTAATGATTTCGTTGGTTACTTTCCTAAATCTATAGACCCAAGCTTTTGTGATTTTCTATGTTCTTACATGGATAAGGCAGAACAAGTTCAAGGTAGAAGATATACACATGTAAAAGACAAACAGATTTGTCTTGATGCTTTCTCGCCAGGAGAGGCAAAAGATTTAATGAATGGTGTAAATGGATGTTTATATTATTATATAAGTGAGTTTTCATATTTAACCAACTTCAACTATATTAGTGCAGTTGTTTTAATGCAGAAGACAGCACCGACAGAAGGTTATCATATGTTTCATGCTGAGAATCTTAATTACAATAATAATATTAGGACTATGGCATGGATGGTATATTTGAATGATGTAGAAGAAGGTGGAGAAACAGAATTTTTATATCAGAAGAAAAAATTTAAACCTCAGAAAGGAGATGTACTGATATGGCCAGGTGGATTCACTCATTTACATAGAGGTAATCCTCCTATATCTGGTGACAAATATATTGCTACTGGTTGGTATCAAGGAAGTATTGGACTCACTCAGGTTCAGACAGCAGGGTTAAATGATAAACAATATATGGAGAGTATGGATGCATAATGTCTGACATTCATATATTGTTTCCGACGCCAGTGTATCAAAGTAATTTTAATCCAGCATTCTCTCTCGAATCTGCAATAGATTTTATTAAAACATTAGAGTTCAAGCAAGACTACAATGTATATGATAAACCGAATGGGAAAACTACTCAACCAATTTTAGATGTATTATCATATCCAGAATTAAAATTTTTAGGAGATTGGATAGATTTGGAGGCATATAATTTTATTAAAACATTACAGATTGATTGTGAGTTTCATACCTTAGTAAGGACAAACTCATGGGTTAACTTACAAGAGAAAGGCAATTATATACACGAACACAAGCACAATAACACACAATTTTCTGGAGTATTTTATCCGAAGGTGCCATTTGATAGTGGAGATATATGTTTTACATCTTCACAGGATACATGGATAGATAGTAATACAGAACCAAAAGTAACTGGTTTTGATGATCTCAATAGTAGGAAGAAAACATTTACACCACGACAAGGTATGTTGTTGATGTTCCCTGCTCATCTTAGACACTATGTTACCGCATCCAAATCAGATGATGAACGTTTAAGTATATCATTTGACTATAACTTAAATTAATTACCATGAAACTAACACAAGAACTTATTGATCAGATACAAGAAGCAATGCTTCATACCAAAAAAGATGGTAGTATTAACTGGAAAGATGAAGATGAGGTTGTAGTACAGTTAGCAGGAACATTCGCTGCTGATAGGTTCATTGTTATTAAGAACAAGTCAAAGAACCCAGTAGTTTCTGCTGCTCCACACCCATACTTCGACTATGAAAAGAAAGTCTTTACTAAAGATGGTAGAGAAGAATACATGAAAGAACAAGCGGAGCAACAACAACAATGATTTTACCAGGCACTACAGTTAAAGTGATAGATGAAAATTCTATCTACAGAGGATACGTTGGATGTGTTCAAAGAATACAAGGAAAGAAAGCAGCAGTTCTCATGGATCAGGATGGTACTCCTTGGGATAAGATGATCACTTTTAAACTTTCTGATCTCGTAGAAAAAACAGATGGTTTCCAATATTATCCAAAGAAAAAGAAATGAAAGTATTAGTCACAGGACATAAAGGTTTCATTGGTAGTCATGTCTTTGATTTTCTGAGTGACATTTTTGATGTTGATGGACTAGA